GGATCTCGTTGGACGCGCTGGCCAATGAATGCTTCGCAGCCCGCGGCTTTGGCCAGCTTTTGAATCGCGACGGGAACTCCGTATAATTCCTCCGCCTGCTTCATTGAGTTGACGTAGGAATATTTTTGAGATTTATCCGTGACAGATGGCGATTTAGGTTTCTTTTTTGTAATTTTAGGTGGCTTCATGGGCGTTGTATGTCGTTTTTGAAATAAGTCTCATAGAAAAAGGGATGAATCATGAACATAACAACCAAACGACCAATCCGCCAGCGCCGCGACCATACCGGCGATATTGTCGAAATGTGGGCAGGCCGGCCAATCATCGCGATTGACTCGCCCGACATAAAAATTCCAGCAATCACGATGGAAATCCGAATAAACGGGTCATGGTTCATTCGAGCCGCTGGGGTTCAGGCCGTCATGTCAGAACAAAACTGGCAATCCGAACCCGAGAAAATGCACGTTGACTAAGTCATGACCGGAAACCAATGGGCGCGGGACATCTTCGCCGGCATGATGACCATGCCGCACGATGGCGATATGACCGATTGGGCGGATGGCGCGCTGAAAATCCCCTATTCCGTCCGCTACCCCGTATTTATCGCCAACGAATCCCCGTGGCTCCTAGAACCGATGCGGGCTATGTCCGACACCAAGATTCGCCGCGTTGACGTTCGCGCCCCCGCCGGAGCCGCCAAGTCCCTGATTGGCGAGATCCATATCGCCTACTGCATCAGCCAATCCCCCGGCCTCTATTACTACGTTTGGCAAACGGACGATGACGGCAAGGACGCCATGGAGGATCGGATTTACCCGATGATCGAAGCGAATGATTTCCTCGCCAAGAAGCTCCCGACCGATCGCGCCAAGAAGCGCATAGCCAAGGTGGCCTTCCCTCACATGTCGCTCTATTGCGTCGGGGCCAACCCCTCAGCCGCGCAGTCAAAGCGGGTCCGGTTCCTTACGATGGAAGAACCGCACCTTTACGACCCAGGCCTTATGGCGGCGTTTGAAAAGCGCGTGGAAGGGGTTCGGAACTACAAAATCCTCACCCTCTCCACCGGCAGCGTTTTGGGAGACGAATCCGACGAATCTTTTAATTCGGGATCGTGCGAGGAATGGCAAGTCCCCTGCCCCCACTGCCAGCAGTTTCAAACCATGACCGACGCGCGGGACCGGCTGCGCTCGCAGATTGACGCGGAAACTTGCGGGGAAAACGGCGAATACAACTGGCGGAAGATCGCGCCAACCGTCCGCTACAACTGCGAGCATTGCGGCGAGGACTGGCCCACGGATGAACATTGGCGCAAGCAGCAAAGCCAGCTTGGCCGCTATGTTGTCACCAACGCCAACGCGCCGGAGAATCACCGGAGCTTCCACATGGAGGCATCGAGCGTGCACTATTTCCCGTTGGACAAGCTCCTGATGGAGAAGCTGAAAGCGGTGGCAGCCTACAAGCGCGGCGCGATTGAACCGTTCAAAGATTACATGCAAAAACGCCGCGCGATGGCTTGGGACGAATCCCCCGCCGAGACGGACGAAAAGGCATCGTTTGACCGATCCAAGGGCGAATACATGAAGCGCGACCCGCATGAGTTCGAGATTGCGCGGTTCCTGACAATCGACAACCAGGCAGGCAAGGCGAGTCAAGGCCAAGGGGCGCACCGCTGGTTTACGTGCCGGAGCTTTGGCCCGACCGAGTGCCGCCTGATTGACGAGGGTAGGATTACCACTTGGGAAGAAATCGAAGAACTGCGGATAGCCCTTGGAGTTGAACCGGCCCGAACGCTGGTCGATATCGCCTTCGATACAGCGGCCGTGCAAGCCGTATGCGTCCGCTACGGATGGCAGGGGTTATGGGGTGACAACAGCGGCAAGAAGTCATTCCCGCACCATGAGACGGCAATCGTCAACGGGGCGCAGGCGCGGGTTGCCCGTCAATACCCGTTTTCAACCCCGAACGTCGGACACGTTGGGATCGGAAAGACGGGTGAGCGGCGGCAGGCGCGGTATTTCTTCTGGTGCCAGAAACCCATCAAGGATATGTGGCACCGGCTGAAAAACGGGCTGGCAAGCTACCGCTGGACGGTGCCCCAGGATTGCAGCGACGACTACCGGAAGCAGACCAACGTGGAGTTCAAGAAGCTTCAGGTGGGCAAGCACGGCGAAAAGACTTGGCAGTGGTTCGTGCAATCCCGCCGCGACAACCACTTGACGGACTGCGACCAAATGACGCTGGTTGCCGCGCTGATGGACCGGGGATTAAGGGAACTGCTTTGGACGGCAGAGGCGGAAAACCAACCGGAAACCGAGGGTTGAAAATTATTTTCGATTTGATTGAAAAAGTTGTTGACGCAATCAGACTTTCGGGCTACTTTTCTCCCGGCAGCAAGCCACTTACCAAAATGACAACCGCAACCGAACTTCTGAAAATCGCCCGCAAAGGAATCCAATCCCGCCGCCATCTTCGCCTAGTCCGCGCCAAGTTCGACAAAAGCACTGCCGCGCTAAGCGTTGATCTTCGCGACTCCTGCTTGCGGACATTCGACAGGATTGCCAAGGAAAACGGAAACTTCACCAAATACTGAGATGAGGCGAAAAATCACCAAATCGGAATACACCGGCCATAGAAAATATGGCCGGGAGTCATGGACGATAACCATGGAATGCGGTCACGTTGAAATCCTTTATTTTCGAAGCCATAGATGGAAGGTTCCGAAAACCACTATTTGCGATAAATGCACAAGAATGAAAAATATGAAAACAGTAGAAATTACAATCAGCATTCCAGTAGGCGAAAAGCACTCTCCGCAACTTATCCTTGACCTTGTGGCGGAAACGCTATCCGAAAGATTTGAGGAAATCGACTCGGACTCAGGCGACGGCGACGAAACGGTTGCCGACATGCACGGCTTTGGGGGCAACACCATAACCGTCTCCTGCGGAAAAATCGTCAACGAAATCTGCCTATAGTCCATGACCACCCCCACCCACGGAGGCACCCGCAATAACTCCGGGCGCAAGCCTCTCGGACTCGCCAAGCGCGTTACCCGATCAATCAACCTAACCCGCGACGCATGGGCCAATCTGGACCTCGCCGCGCACAACCGGGGAATCTCAGCCTCCGAACTCTGCAATCGCTGGGCAACCAAACTGAAACCATGAAAACGATTGGAACCTGTGAGAATTGTCACCACTGGCACAGAACCGAAACGGGCGGAAATTGCCTAACGCTTGGTCCGGGATCTCTGAAAGTCCCAACAACCGCCGACTTTGGATGCGTCCATTGGTTTCCTGTTTCCAGCTTCCGACCCGACCTTTCCGGCGAATCCCCCGCGTCACGATGGCTGATGGAAAAGCTTGAAAAGGCGATTGCGCCGAATCCGAACTACCCCACCCGATCCCGCCTTGAACTCGAGAACGAGGACGCCGCGAAGCTGGAACGATACGAGGATGCGCTTGCCAGAATCTATCACGAAACGTCATGCACAACCATGCAGTTTGAGATTATCGAAGAAGTTTTGCCGCAGAAAAAATGAGCACAACAAAAACACATTCAGGACCAAGGCTGCGCTGTCTCGCCAAGGACGAAAACCAGCATTACGCCACTTACAAGGGCTGCACAGTCTCGGTCTTGCGCGACCACAAAAGCCGCCCTTGGACATTCATCATCAGCGCCCCGGATGGAACGTATCTGGCGGACGGCTACACCAAAGAGCCGATGACAATGCGCGAAGCGATCCTCTATGCGGTTAACGCCGCTGGTCTTTGGAAGAAAGGCAACTCATGAGCACGCCAATGGAATGCTCGCTATGCGGCGGATACGCCGAATGGAAAGGCCCGCTAACCGCCCTAACGCACACAGAATGCCACGGATGCGGAGCGGTAAACTCACAGATTCCAGAAGACGAGGAATGCGATGATGGCGACCACAACCAATCCGAACTTGCGCCATGAAACCGATCTGCCCAAAATGCCGCACTGGCGAGTTTCTTTCAATCGCCCCAACCAATCAAACTTTCAACTGCTCAAAATGCCGGATGAACTATTCGGGAAACTACGTCACTGGATTTACCGACGGATTCATTGGTTCGTTCAGCATTGAGAAAAATTGCCCGAAATGCGACAAGCCGCTTTACAGGGTCCATGCGAAAGACTTCAACGGACTGGCTTGTCTTGACGGGTTTTGCTGCGACCACAACGAAACCATCGCGTTATGAAACCAACCCGAGGCGGCAAGCGCCCCGGATCAGGCCGCAAACCGGGCACCGCGCCCCGCAAAGTCACCCGCAGCGTAAACCTATCGCCCGACGCGTGGAAGCGGCTGGACAAGGCGGCAAATCGCCGGAAGATGAGCGCGAGCGCGGTCGTCAGCGAATGGGCGGAAACTCTGTGAACAACGAACAAGAAACGAACGAAACATGAAAACGATTGGAACGTGTGAGAATTGCGAGCATTGGACGGATTGCGCCATTGCCAACCCTGAGCTTTACAAGCCTGGAGAATACGGGGACTGTGCCAAATGGAACCCGGTTGTAAATGTGAAGCGCGTCACGCTGGGGGCATTCGGGTGCATCCACTGGCAAGACAAAGGCCGCAAGCCGGACCTTCCCAACTACCCGACCAAAACCCCGGAGCAACTGCGGATTGAAACGCTTGAACGCGAGAATGACGCTGCGTTTGAAAAGATTTGCCAGTTGTCGAAAGCGCTCGCCGAGTTCGGAATTGACCCTACGCAGTTACCAGACGACACGCGCATCTAGCACAACGTCAGTCACGTTCAGATTCTCCGTAACGGAAAACCGAATGTATTCGTGAAGCTCCGCAAGAACCACGTTCGTCAGCGTGTCGGCTGTCAACGTCTGCTCGCCCTCGCTCGTTGGATGCCAGTTAATGAGATCGGTGGACGATTCGATTTTCCACTTGATTGCCTCATCCCCCCCAAATGCGGATCATGGCAGTCCCGCCGTTGACCGCGACCGAAGGCGAAACCCCGAGCATGAGCGCCGGCAGCGTCGCGCCCGTGTGCGCCTCTGCGGAGAACGTAAGCGCGTCGGCGGCGGCCGGCAGTTCCTCGCCCGATGCGGCAGCCAGTAATAGTACTTGTTGGGTAAAATCAGCTAACTCTTCTTTGCTTTTAAGCAGTTCGGGCTTTGCTGAACCGATTAGCTCAAAGGCTTTTAGGGTTTCGGCTAATATTTCCCTTACGTCCTTCCTTTTCAGTCCTTCGGTGTTTACTTCCGGTTCTTCGCTTAAACCCTTATGCGCTCTTAAGATCACTTTACGCATGAGGTCTACACTAATTTCCGCCTGTCTTGCCCTTCCTTCGGCTTCTTTTAACTGGGAAACCATTAACCTTTTTTCTGATAACGCGGTTTCCCTTTCGGTTTTAGCCTGCCTTTGTTCCTGCTTAAGTTTCTTCGCGTAACTTTTTGCTTCCTTCCTGTACACTCCTAACAACGTTAATACTTCCGTTATCCCAGTGGTTAAATACTTTTTGTTTCCCATTACTTTTTAGTTTTGTCGTTAATAATTTTTTCACAGTCTTTTAGGTATTCTACCGGAACATAAACGGTAGACTTTGAACCGTTAACCTCCCACTTTGCTTTCCACGTTTTAAAGCCCTGTATTGTCTTTTCGCTTACAAGGGTTATAGTTTCCCCCTGTTTGCCCTTAAACACGTCCCCTTTGGTATATACTGGCGTTTCTCGTTCAGTTTGTCCGGCTTCTTGTGTTTGTGCCTCTACGCTTCCCGAAAGTATAAAACCAAGGGGGAAACTATAACCCTTGTAAGCGAAAAGACAATACAGGGCTTTAAAACGGGGAAAACAAAGTGGGAGGGTAGC